CGGAGAGCATGTCGGCCATCGGTCACCTCGCAAGCACAAGACCGCCGGCGGTGCTCGAGGAGGAGCGACCGCCGGCGGCTTGCGGGATAAACGTCAGGCGGGGCCGGTGGAGTTCAGGTCGTACATCGAGCCGCCGTTAAGCTCCACATCGACGGTCGTGTCGCCGGCAGCGGCGTCGACAGCCACGATGCCGGCGATGCCGGTCGTGGTCGCGGAGCCGGTCACCTTCAGGTTGCTGTGAAGGTAGGCCACGGCACCGGCCGTGAGAGCGCCGCCGGTGACCTTATCGAAGCTGAAGACGCCCTTCGTGGTGACCGCGCCCTTCGTGCTGGCAGCGATCGGCCGGCAGACGACGCCGACGACCTTGCCGAGAATGACCACATCGCCGACCGCCTTCGCGGTGCTCGGCGTGTAATCCCAGACACCCGATTCGCTCTTGAGAGTCGCCATGATTCTGAACCTCTACTGTGAATGATTTGGTTGAGCGTCACCCCGGCGGGCCGAGACATCCTCGGCCCGCCGGGCACGGATTACGCTGGCATGGATCAGGCAGTCGCCATGCGGTAGCAAGCGCGGCTCTCGGCCTTGCTCACGCCGAAGTCGAAGTAGCCGCGGACCTGGATGCCGAGCGTCTCAAAGTCGGCATCCGCCTGCTCGACGGTCGGCTGACGCTGACCGTTCAGGAAGCCCACCTCCATCGCCGGGAGATCCGCCGGGTCGGCCGCCAGCCACCACGTCGAAGACGAGGAGAGGTAGGCCGAATCGACGATCGTGAACTTCCCGGCGAGCACGTTCGCCTGGGGCTCGAGCACCTTGGACGAGGTCGAGCCGAGCGACGACGCCAGGAGCGTGTTGCCCGTCTGGATCTTGTCAGCCGTGATCCGCAGCCCGACCGGCACGAGGAGGATCTTCGGCGTGATGCCGAGAGGAGCGCTGTCTGGATCGCTGAGCGACCGATAGGCACCGTAAGCCGTCTCGACCGAGCCGATCGCCAGAGCGTTGCCGGCACCCGCCGTGGCACCCTGGAAGTAGGTCGAGTTGGAAGCCTCGAACGCCGCCCAGAACACCTGATTGAACTTCAGCGCCGCACCGCGACCGAGCCGGCGGGGAACCGCCGTCAGAGCCCCGAGGTCGTCGTTGATGATGTCGGTCCGCGTGATGGACGACATCCGGCCGTAGGTCTTCGCCTGGAGCGTGCGGGCCGCATCGCCGGCATCAGCCGACTTGAGCTTCCCGTCGTTGCCCACTTCGTCGAACACGAACCCGCCGTCGAGGCGCACCCCGGTGGCGGCCTTGAGATCGTTCAGCGGACGCACGAGCGAAATCTGCTCCCAGACCGACTCGACGGCCTCGAAGCCGGAGAGGAGGTACTTGCCGTAGGTCGCGGCGAGGATGTTGGAGATGTTGTGCGTGGCGAAAGCCGCCTTCAGCACCACCGCCACATTCGATGCGTTGACCTTCTGCACGCCGTCGTAGCCGCCCTTCCGAGCCGCGCTGAGAAGCACGTCTTGCAGGCCGATCGTGCGGGACCGCTTGGCGGCGGCCTCGACCATCGGCGAATCGCCGTGCTTGGCTTCGATCTGCTTGCCGAGCCCGCCGACCATCTGCATGGCGGCGATCGTGACCTGATCGTCGTCGAGCTGCGGCTTGGTGGCATGGATTGCCGGTCCGCGCCCGTCCCGGAGCGACTGGAGCAGCTCGCCCTTCACCTCGGCCACGATCTGCTCGCGGATCGACTGAACGTCGATCTTCGGCGCGGCACTTGCCACGTCGCTGGGTCCGGTCGGCATCGCGCCGCCGTGCTCTTCGCTCTGCGCTGGCCCCGTCGGCATCCCGTCGGCGGCCTTCGTCTCGTCGTTCATTGGAGACTCCTCCGCCTGGCTGGCGGTAATGGTGACGGCCGTCGCTGCATCGGCCCCGAGCGTGACAAACGAGCATTCCCGCAGCGTGGAACGCGTTACGATTCGCACCGGACCTTCAAAGGTCCGGCCGTTGACGGTGACGGTGTCGCCGGCCGCGACGAGCGACTGCTCGTCAACGTCAGCGCCGACCGAGGCTTGCCACTGGTAGCCGCGGTCGCCGAGCTCGACGACCTGCATGGCAGCTTCGCATTGAGCGAGGATCGACCCGTCGATGACGAGCTGATCGCCGACGGTGCCGGTGCCCTGACCCAGCACCGACTCGAGCGAGTAGTCGTGACCAAAAACGATCGGCACCACGCTCGGCACGGTCATGCCGGCGAGATCGATGACGACAGGCTCGCGGCTCCACGTTTGGCGGATGATGCCGCCGGTGTAGCCCACCATCGAGAACCGCGGAATCCGCGGCGTCGATAGACTTTCAGCCTCGCCGTACGCGTCGGCGGTCAGGAATCGCACATCGCCACGAAGCGTTAGTCCGCTCATGCGTTGGCCTCCTCGGTGATCGAATTGGCAAACGTGCGTCCGGGATCGCCGCCCCATAACGCCCAGGCAATGCGCCCGGCAGACGGGTAGCCGTCCTCGCCGGGGCTCCAGCCCTCGCCCTGCTTGTCCACCTCGTGCCGGGCGAAGTAGCTCGCCATCCGCTTGACGGTGTCGAGGGACAGCGGCCGACCGTTTGCGATGTCGCGGGCACGGGCCACGCCGATCTCGGTGCCGCCGCGGTTGAACTCACGACGCCACGCGAGGCCACGTTCGGCCTCGTCGGCCATCTCCGCCGTCGGCTTGTACGACTCGGCGGCGATCAAGCCCGGCTCGCCGGCAGCGGCCACGGCTTCCGCCTGCGGCACGACGACCTGGGCGGGCCGGTCACCGATCGAAAGCCCAAGTTCCGCCATAAGCTGCCGCTCGGCAGCGATCTGCCGAAGCTCGACATCCCATTGCTTCCCCTGCCGGGCGTACTCGGCGGCAAGGCTCGTCGTGAGCGTTGCCAGCTTCGTCTCGGTGGCGTTGGCTTCCTTGTTGGGATCGACGCCTTCGCGGCCGTCCCACACCCACGCCCAATTCCATTCCGAGGCTGGCGGCAGGCCGGCGGGGATCATGCCGGGGACAAGCAGGGCTTCGTCAATCCACTCGCGGAAGATGCGGTCGAGCCACGCCCGCTCGAGTTCGTCCCGCTCGACGCGGACGTTCTGCTCGTGCAGTTGGCCGTCCAGGCGGGCCGACGAGTAGTTGTAAGACGAGGCGTCAAAAGCCGCCTTGTGGTACGGCAAGTTCACGCCGCGGGCGATCTCGCCGAGGATCGTTCGGGTGAAGGCTTGGTGCGTGTTCGTGGGCTGTTCCGCCTTGAGCTGGGAGATATCCCAGCCCTCCGGCAACGTCGTCAGCGTGCCCTTCTCGATCTCGATCGCCGCGAAGGCGTCTACCTCGTCCACCTGGGCGGCGGGCGAGTTGCTGTGGACGAACGCGGCGAGGTCGGCGGCGATCTCCGCGGCCCGGATCACCGCTTCGGTGTAACGCCGCATGTTCGCGGTCAGCCGCAGGCACGGCGTCAGTTCTGAGAGCCCGCGGTGCTGGCCCGGCCGGGTCGGCCGGAACCAGTGCAGCATGTTCTCGGCGGCGACCGTGTCGTATTCGTTGATCCCGATCAGGTAGTTCGAGCCGGGGTGCGACGTGAGAACGTGGTACGCGATCACGTTGCCGTGTCGGTCCAGTTCGACGCCGTCCACGAGCGAGCCGTCGGGCGAAATCGTCTGCTGGTAGTCGTAGGCCGGCGAGGCGACTTGGTCGGCCTCGATCAGCCGCAAGTCGAGTTGCACGCCCCGCAAGTCGAGCCGGGGATTCGTGAAGAACATGCAGAACGCTTCGCCGTCGAGAACGCGGGCCTCGGTGGCGGTGCGGAGCTTGTCGGCCAGGCGGACCGACCACGACCAATCGAAGAACGCCCGGCCGATCGCTCGGTCGGAATCGGCGTTGCCGGTGTCGAGTTGGATTCGCGGCCCAGTGCCGATGAGGTCGTTGCTCTTCGTGACGCAGATGCCGTGGACGTAGGCGTTGTTGGCCCGCTCGTACCGGGCTCGATTGCGGATAATCCGCCGGACTTCCGGCGTGAGAGCGGCGTTGGCCGAGAGCGCGTCGGCGTTCGCCCAGTGCCGGCTATCGTCGCTGGTCTGGGCAGCGTCGAACCGCGCCCGTGCGAGCGGACGAACAACCTGAATCGCCTTCTTCGGAGGCGACCAGCGACCGGTACGGATGAGGGAGACGATTCCCATTCAAGTTGTCCCCGGAGGAATCAACTTGTTGAACCGAAGCCCGCGGTGAGCGTTGCCGGCAGCCGTGGCGTTCCGACCGGCGAGGTACTTGTCGGCCTCGATCATGTCGGGGATCGACTGCGCGACGACTTCGCCCGCGTCGGTGCGGACAGACGCCGGCCCCTGCGCCACCGTGTCGATCTTGCTGGCAAGTTCGTCGCTCATGCCTCCA